TTCTGTAGTTAGATCAGAAAGCTTATCTGCGTTTGCTTCGTAGACAGCTAGTGCATCTTTTGTGATAGAAACTAGATCGTTTGTTTCATCTGTTGGGGCTGCCGAATCTTCAACGCTTACTTCCGTGGACTCTTCAGCGGGAGAGTCAACAGGGGAAGTAAGTGCTGTGACCTTATCAGTCAGCGACTCAAGGATAGCAGCCTTGGAATCAGAGTCCTCAATCTCCTCGAGCAATGACTTGATTGCTTCGGCGTGCTTGAGGTCTCGTACCGGGAACGTACGGTTGGGTCCAATGAAGACAGAGTCTTCCAGGTCCTTCAAAAGATCGCCGGTAAGGCGTGCAGCACCGTCGAGGTGCTTGGCGATTGCTTCATAATTTGAAGCTGTATCCTTTGTAAGTTCAGTTAGTTTCATTGTTAGTCCTTTTTGGTCAAGTCCCCGATCTTGTTTCATTTCTCCAATTACATTAGCTTGGTGAATGTGTGGGGTATTTGCATTGTTATCCAACTTATTTACATTTGTCCAATCAAAAAGATTATCCGCATCAACATTAGCAGAATCAGTAAGTCTTACGACCGTATCGTTCTTCACCGCGAAGCAGTCTTCAAAGAGAGGATATGCAATAGGTTGGTTCTTCTGGATAGCATCTGCGAAAGTTATGTCGTTGCCGACTTCGATGATCTGAGCTAATTGTGCAGCTGGATGGTTGACTGGTGAAACTTCTTCCCAGTCGTAATTCATCGGGACCTTGACGCACTCAACTCCATCAACAATCTCCCCTGGTTCGTGCTCACAAACCTGACGAGCCCAATCGATTAGCTCTCCTTGCAGTGCACAAGCTGAGCAGTATGCGCTACGAGGGGCCATTCCTGTAGAGACAGTTAGATATCTACCGTCCAAGATTTTACGGATAGCGTCTGGATCTGTTACGTCCCACAATCCTAAGATGTGCCCGACACCACGATACTGGTTGTTCTGGGACATACTCAAGAATGTTGGGATTGTTCCCAGGCGAGCAATCGGCTTGGCCTTAGAATCCTTGAATACTTTCATTATGCCGCCGACACGACTATCAACATTCACTGCTTCATTAGTCGTGTCGATATACCTTACATCTATTACACGGCCAATGGGATCTCTGTCATCTTGGTGGTGGAGCTGAATTGGCTTTGGGTATGGCTTGATAAAGGTGATGGCTGATTTGTAGTGCTCGTCTGGGAGATAGACGGCCTTATTTCTGGTTCGGATACCAGCGAAGGTCATACGGACTTTCGCACGGAGTCTATAACCAGATGGTTCGGTACTGTCCTTGGTCTCGAATAGATGCTGTTTTCCAGCTTCTATGGCAATAGGGGTAGCGACGAAACTAGAGAAGTCTCTAAAGTCGGCTATTGGCTTTGCCCATTTCGAAGGATGAAGTATGTCAGGCATTTGATGGCTCCGGTTCTAGGTCACACTGACAATTTGGATGATAAGGTGGCAAATTCTCAAGTGAGATATCATTCAAGTCAATAACGATGTTATGCCAAATTTGGTAGTCTTCGCCTTCAGGATCGGATTTAACAATAGCTTGCTGAACTCCATTATTCCGCATGGCAGCCACTTTCCCTAGTATGTAGGCTTTGTGGAGCAATGTGCGCTCAATGAAACGAATACGATATTCCAATACATCGATAGCCAGACGCTCCTCATCCTTGCTTGCAAGTTGGGACGCTGTCTCTATCGATGCGTCTCGGAAAAGACGATCAACATCTGTCTCAAAATCTCTTCTGACACGTTTGTTGATTGCTTCTAGCTCTAGACGAAGAGCAAGAGAAAGTGGATATGTCCTGGCACCTCGGAATACTGCATTCTCGATTGACGACTGGAACAGATACTTAGCTCTTTCCGCCGTTGCTAAGAAGAGTTGATTGATATAGCCGAGGTTTACAGTGCGCCCCTTAAATCTCTTGATATCTTCTGCAAGTTGGTTATATGTTTCTGCCGCAACTGCATCTCTCTCTACAGAGGATTTCCTCTTTTCTGGGCCAGACTTCTTTCCGTGCTGATTAGTTGGCTGTTGCCTATTGGCCGCCTGGGCTCTTGCTTTGCTAATATCTGCCTCTACCTGCCATTCTGCCTTCTGCTTATCTACACGATGTAAGAATGTATCCTCTCGATTGTCGTCACCAAGAGGTTCCTTCCCCATATGCTTACGAGCTTCTGTCTCGGTAATCGCATTCCCCTGATACATAAGCATGAAGTGATTCTGCATCTTGATTTGCGATTCCAAATCGATTTCATTGAACTGCAGCTCTACTCTTTGCTCATCATCAGAATGGTCGTACTGGAACGTGCTCTCGAGCATTAGCTCTCTGACCATTTGGAAGTTGATAATATCTGCCATGCACTGCTGATAGAACTTCACGTTGTCAATGGCCAATTTGGACATTGTATCAGCGGTAGCTCTATTGCTTGTATCACCATAACCAAAGTCCAATTCCGAAAGGCCAGAGCCAGAGATCACTCTCTTCTTAAAGTACTCGAGGTATGTCTCAGCTCTGAGTGCTCGGCTCTCTGAGCCAAGGCCTTTGATTTCATGACGTTCGGGTGTGATGATCATTCCGTCGTTTGCCATATCCTGAATCTTGGATCTGACAATATCACACTCTGTTAGGCCGTCCTCATAGCGCTTCATTGGCGCGAGTTCTGTGCCTACCTTGTATTGGAACAAGGGGTGAATGTGCTGGTGAACTAAGTTCTCGACGTTTTCTTCGATGCGGCGAAGAGCGGTTATGTCATCGAGAACTGGAATCCATGATGGAGTTCCTGCTAATTGATGTGTCTTTCTATAGATATGGAAATGGATTACATCTTCTGGAGCAAAGATCTTTTCGCGACCATCGGGCATAATGTGCTTATAGCCCTTGATATGATAGTCCTTCCCAATCTGGAACAACATTGTCTCTGGGCTGGCAACAAAATAGCCCGCTATTGGCTTCAATTTGAAGCCATCTACATCTCTGACCTTGCCGCTAGAAGTGGAGACATCTCTAGCTTTAATCAGGAAGCAGTTGTGGTATCGAAGCAGGTTGCTGAGGACTTCGACTAAGAGGGACCAGAAGCTTTGTCCTTGGGCAATCTCTAATTCTGCAATACGACGTTTGATGTAGTCTAGTGATGTTTGATTTCTCGAGACAAACACCCATCCAGCCTTAATGGCAAGAGCCAGCTTCTTGAAATTAGCTTGATAGACAAAAGAATCAGTATCTTCTGCCATGCCGATATCGACAAAGTCGTATTCGGCTGGATACCAAGCCTCCCCACTCTTGCGTGTATTGGAATTTGTTGGAAGTCTATAGGTAAACGTTGGACGCTTTATCGCTGGAGATAAGGCTTTCATTAGACTGACACTAGGCTTTATCTCTTTGAGATCCCTAGTAGTCTGATCTAACTCGATGATGTCTTCCATATTATCCCCCTAGCTCAAGTGTCCATTGCCTTAATAGCGCTTCTTCGTCTGGAGTCGCTTTCTTGAGACAGTTCTTTAGAGCGAAATTGAATTGCTTGATTGTAGATGATGGGAACTTCGCGTTAAGACTCTGCTGAGAATTTGTGCCTGGTATTGTCGAGCTACCTCTTGGCTGGCCGCTAAGGACTCCATCAATGGCGATTGTAGTTCCATTCGGGGAACGGCTATTGAGTTGGTCAACAATTTGACGCACATTCTCTTCTGTGCATAGTTCTTCTTGAGTTCCGAGCTTTACAATTACCTCGCAAATATCAATTATGGTGGCGACGGCCTTGATCTGATCGTACCAACTTATATTATCTTGAGTGATTAACCATTCACCGCCCAAGAGATCGATTAGAGCATCTTGAACCTTAGTAAGCTTTAGCTCGATCCAATCTATGGCCTCTTGGCCAACAGAACGTATGTAACTTACAATATCTTCGCCAGGAGTACTAAGTTGCTTGGCAAAATCATGAATCTCTACATTTGCACGATGGGCATTCTGTGCAATATCGTTTAGCTCGGCATCGACCCTATCAGAAGTTAGCTTCTTATTAAAGTGAAGTGCCTTTGGGCCATGATCATTAGAGATGCTGAGGCCGCTGAGGCTTCTGGCCGAGTTCTCGATGCTATTCAAGATACAATCTACTTGGTCCAATATGAACTGCAAGTACATATTGAGGAAGTCTTCTAAGCCCCCGATGTATGGACGCAAAAGACTGCTTAGAATATCATTCAAAGCAGACATCAGATTGAAGTTGATCGACTCTAGGACTCGCTCGATAAAGGCCGTGAGGATACCAATCAGAACTAACAAATCTTGTGGACAGAGGTCTCTAAAGGCATGTAAGAGCCGACAAAGCTCATCAAGTACTGGGTTCCCCTTAAATAGATCTTCAAGACCATCTAAGAATCCTAGGCGGGCCTTTAGGTCGGCCATCAATATCTCTTTTAGACGGTCCCAGTCAAAATCGCCCAAGGACCATTTCATATTGCATGGGATACATTCTGAAAGGTCCTTGAATAGACGATCATTCTCGCTTCGATCAGAAGACGTACCTTCTAACGGCTGAAGGCCAGCTCCTAGTGAAGATGCTTCACGGATCAGGGGCTGTGAGGTGGTGCCTAGTGCTGGCGCGCCTGTGTTTGGGCTGATGATTCTGTCTACCCTGGACTTGGAGACTTCAGACATTGCTATTGTGCGAATGATGTCCTTCGTACTTAGGGCCTCAGCGACCTTTACTCGGTTAGAGCTCTTAAGCAACTGGGCCCTTAAGAACTCTTCATAAGATTTTATGATTAGCTGCAGATCTTTCCTGCGGGCTAAGGCGTAATCAATATTCATTATACGATGCCGGTCCCTGTAATATCAGCTGGGCTTAAGGGTGGAATGGCGACGATCTCTGTTGGTGGGCCTACTCTGGATGGAAGGATTGCTGGGGTCGCCTCTCCTGTTGGCTGAGGCACTCCTGGAAGAACAACCAAAGCCAACGCCACATCATTTGTCATTACTGTTGGGGGCATGGCCGGGATCGTTACGGCAGCCACGCTCGTAGATGGTCCGCTTGGTGGAACTGGGTGGATATGAGAGCTCATCAGCTTTGCGAGAGCATCGATCTTGGCGTCTAACTGGGCGAGAGACTTATTGACATCCCCTGTATGAGCAAAGTCTGTAACCATATACGGATACAAGCGCATATAGAGCTTTCTCATTTGTTCCATTACGACAGCAGCTGCCGGTCTATTCAGGAGTGCGCTTAGATTATCTAAGGCCATGTGACTGTTCCCCAATGGCGATTGCCAAATCTTTGTCTAGCTTTAATGCTTGCAAATACATTTGATAGCTGATGCGACGGTGCTCTCCTTTGAATGTTTCTGCAACCGCTTCTGAGAGAGCTGGTTGATCTGAAGGAGAAAACTCATAAGTCAGTTCGCCTACTCGATTACTCAAGAGAGCGAGTAGGTCATCAGCTTTGGCTATTAGTTCTGTGTATCCGGTCGAGATGTCTTCAAGAGAGAGAGTTAATGGCTCTTCTTTCTTGTCAATCAACTCTGCACGAGGAACAGAACCAGCGACTCTTGACCGACGATCTGTAACGTCTGGCTTCTTAAATAGAGCTTCTCTGTCGACTCCACTAAGAGGCTTGGCCTCCTTTTTGGGAGCAACAACGATCAGCATATCGAATGTCTTAGTCATTTACGAGACCCTCTGTATAGGTGAGGGTGAGTCCACAAGTTACTGCTCCGACCGGAGAACCTTTGGCTGCTTCTACTCTGATCCAAAATGGATAGTACTTAGTATCAGGAACATCAGCGGTCCCTAAATTTGGGAGTCTAGTATCTATAGCGCCCCCTTCTAGAGGAGACTGCAGGACAGCAGCAACTCCAGGATCCAATTCAGATAATGAACCATTTGCTGCAACAGCAGCCCAGCGAGTCTCTGATGGAGCTTTGTCTCCTGACAATAGCTTAACCTTCAAGGACATTCCGCTGATTGGAGCACCGCTCACGGACGGCTTGAGGATGAGGCCCGTGTAGAACTTTGTTTCATCGTCGTTACGGATAAAGAACTTCTTCGTTAGCGCATTCCCACCAGGGGAGACGTTGAATGTGGCGGGGTTCTCGAAATCGTCGCTTGATATTAGCTCGAAGGTTCCTGAGCTGTCATTTAACTTATAGATATTGATCATTACCTAAACATACTCCGTTTGATTGGCGCGCGTCCTCTTGTCGAAATTCCATTATCTCTATCTATGAATCTACGTGTTGGATTTTCAGTGTGGTCGTGAATTTTACGACTTATACGCTGGCCGTCTTCCCATGTGGACTCGATAATAGTATGAGAAGGTAAATAATTCAACTCTTTCTCTCTTGCAAGTTCTTTTCTGTCGATCTTCGCCGGCTCTTTCATCTTCGACACACGAGACGTTGGTTTATTCTCGTCAATAGGGACAGAGATATGTGCCGAGACCTGTTTGACAGCGTCCCCAAACATTCCGGTAAAGCTTACTGTTGGTACAATCTGTGGATTGCCTAGCTTCGAGAATTCCATTGTGAATGCGAACATTGCCAGCATCCATGCATCTAGACGGTGGTCCTCAATGTCATCGTTAACCATCTTATATACTGGACGCCCATTAGCGCTGATCTTGTCAACGATATAACCACGTAGGGCACGTATTAAGTTGTTATCATACTTGGATATGATCACTTGATCAGCTTCAAGGTAACGAATTGCATTCTCCACGACTGCGGGCTTTGCATATTCCTTATAGATAGTGCCATCAACAGGGTGACGCATATCGATCTTGCTACCGAAGTCAATCGCTTTGACTATTGTTTCGAGGCGTTTGTCTGCGGTATTTGGTTCAGCCTGGCTGCCAAGCTCCTGGAGTAGTTCAATCTGTACGCTGCCAGCACCTCTGTCAACGTAGATGAATTCTGGATGCCACTTTCTGTTCAGCCTAATTATTTCGTTGATAGCCTGAATCTGTGTGTTTCCTTCGCGGAATACCTGGCCGCAATCAACAACTTTATATTGTGGCTTCTTTGGTCTTGGATCTGTCTCAACAACTACTATCTCAGTACCATGAACAGGGTTCCAGTCAATGCCGATACAATAAATACATCCATCCCTTGGCTCACTATCTGCATAGATATAATTTCCATAGGTCAATGCTCTATCAATATGGCTGTGCTGGAATACACCATCTGCAATTTCGCCATAATCACTCAAGATTTCATGGATGTACTTTACGCCTGGATTCTCCTTCTTCATCTCCATTTCCATGCTCTCGTCCCAATTTGGACGACACATAGATGGGAAGTGGAAGGATCTGAACATTGGGTCGTGATCCCATTTGTAGAACTGTTCTCTTTTGCCGGTCGGTGTCGAGGCTACAATTAAGATTGTATTCTTGTGCTCTGTAAGGATTGCGGTGATAGCAGAGAGGTCGTCTGTGTCCAGGTAGTCGGCCTCGTCAATGATGATCATGTCAGCAGCTTGGCCGCGCATACCATCATTACCACTCACGAAGCCAATCATGAATGAGCCATTTGTAAGTTCGATATACCGCTGAGGAGTCTTCCTGTAGGTCTCTTTGCTTGCCTTGAGAGATGGGGAACTTTCAATGAAGTCATCCACTCTATCAAAGATAAGATCTAGCTGCGCCTGTGCCGGAGTGATCACCATTACACGGTAGCCCTTGTTGGTGACCATCTTGTGAAGAGCCTTGATTGTAATCGTCCAGGACTTACCAGAACGTCTACCAAGTCTTAGGACTTGACGTCTGGCCGTGCACTTGACCATTAGCTCCTGATAATATGCCGAACTGGGGTCTAGCCCATACGCAACTATATTGTGAGTGGCAGCGCCTTGAGGAACCCAGGGCCCCCTCTCACCAGTCTCTTCAGATAGAGTGGTCACGTTCTCGTGAGCCCAGAGAACTGGGTCACGAACCTCCGCCATAGCAGCAATGTCGCCATCAGTAAGCTCATCCCTCACCCCTGCTCTTTCTGTTATCTGTACGATATGCTGGACAGGGTCGAGGGGGATCCCCTTACACTGAATGGCGAAGTCGCCCTTCTTGATTAGAATACGACCAGTCTCCTGATCGATCACATCTGATGGGGCGACATTCTTCTTTTTACAAAGTTCACAACCGGGATGGAGTGGTCCATCCTTTAAAAGATCCATAATTCACCTTAGTCACTAAATGGATTCAAGGCGTTTAGCGCCTTCATTCCTAATCCGATCGCTCCTGCTGCTAAACCGACACGAGCTGCACCAACACCGAAACGTTTCATGCCTGAGGCTCCTGCATAGTCCATAGCACCAAAGAAACCTGCAGCCGCAGAAGCGCCTCTTGCGAATCTGCTGCCGCTCATTGCTTGCTCCATATAAGCCCCAGCGTTTACAGGAGCTTGCTGCAAGGACCTAATCCTGTCTACAAATGGCTGTGCAATCTCGCTAGAAGATTTAGGGATTGGGGCAGCCATTCTCTGTGGCCTTCTCCGTAATACAGGCTTTGGTTTAGTGGGCCCCATTGTCAATGTTGGCGAGATCCCTTTTTGCATGTCGATCTGATGCCCAAGATAGGCTTCTGCGGCTGCACGCTGCTCGCCGAGGCGCACCCCCATTGACGCATGTCTCTCAACGTCACCAGCTAAGAAATTACCATTGACTCTTGGTCCTGGGACCCCAGCCATATGGTTGCTGTGAGCAATACGCGCATCTAAGGCCATACCGGCTGCATG